TCAAGTTACGGGTGGTGGTAGTTATTAGAATTGACTACATAAGATGTATAATGTAGTTTTATGCTACACTACTATGCTTTCAGCAAGCGACCCAGAATTATTATACGTATCTAAAGAGCCTGATATTGCTTACTTAGCTGAAGCTTACAAGCGTACACAGAGTGATTTGGGTGAATGGTTAGACCGCAGACAACGGGATTACGATACCCGTCATTGTTTGTGGGCAGGTAAGAGTGATGACTTCAAAAAGCACGCAAGTCAAAGTTCCACAGGTGAAGTATTTCCTTGGCCTGGAGCATCTGATCAAGAGATCCATATGGCAGATGAGTTGATTAATCTTCGGGTTGCAATGTCAATGAATGCGATTCGCAGAGGACACATTATAGCAACTCCCACAGAATCGAATGATGTGGAGCGTGCCAACGTGGTAAGCATGTTTTTACGTTGGTTAATCAATTCCAAAATGGATGAATTTTATCCTGAGATTGAACTTGGATTGAATCATTTCTTTGAGAAAGGAATGATGGTGCATTATTGCTGGTATGAGAACCAAGAACTCAAGCAACAACAAACCATTAAGCTTGATGAGATTGCCCAAGTCCTTCCACAGATCGCTGGAGCGATCCAAGATGGAAGTATGGACGAGGAATTAAGTGAGGCACTTAAAACACAATTTGATATTAGCAAGTCCAAGGCACGGGCAATGTTAAAAGAAATGCGTTCAGATGGAGAAACCACAATACCTGTAACCCGTCAGGTTGTAAGCAGACCCAAGATCAAAGCCCTTGCACCCGATGAGGATGTGTTTTGGCCGAGCTATGCAATAGATCCACAGGAAGCACCATATGTATTTCATAGAATTTCAATGACTCCAGAACAATTAAGGTCTAAAATTAGTACCGAAAATTGGTCAGAAGAGTTTGTGGACGCAGCCATTGAACTAGCTGGATTGGGAGAAGACACAGATGAAAATATTTATCGTCTTAGGGAAGATGATGAGTTTACAAGAGATAATGAAAATAGCTTGGTTAGCATAGTTTACTGTTATCAGAGACTGCTAGATGAGGATAATGTGCCTGGTATTTACTGTACGATCCTGCATCAAAACTTAACAGACTTATATGCCAAGCATCAACTACTTGATTATTCACATGGAAAATATCCATTTGTGGTCACCACCTTGGAAAAAACAAGTAAGAAACTTTATTCGTCAAGGTCATATCCTGAGCTTATAGAAAGCTTACAACAAGTTTTGAAAGTCGAGACTGATGCAGCCATTGATTCACAGTCATTGACAACTTTACCACCTTTAGAACATCCTTTGGGTCGAAGTCCTTCCCGGTATGGCCCAGGTGTAAGATTGCCATATCGTACACCAGGAGAAGTTAGGTTTGCTTCAACACCACCAGGATCAGCAGTTAATGTAGAACTTCGCAGATATATACAGGAACAAGCAGACAGATACTTTGGCAGAAATGCACCTGGAGTAAATCCTGTGGAAGCACAGATGAAGCAACAGGAAATAATTGATAAAGTATTTCATCATTTAAAACATGTCCTTGATCAAGTGTATTCATTGTACCAACAGTATGGGCCAGATGAAGAATACTTTCGGGTCACAGGAATGCAGGACATGCAAAAGTATGCAAAGGGAAATCCAAATGATCGCTTTGATTTTTACATGCAATTTGATGCTGCTAGTCAAGATCCAGAACAAATGCTAGAACGTGTAAAAGCAATTGCACAACTTGGCGCACAACTCGACAAAAATGGTACGCTTGACACTGAGAGATTATTACAGATTGCAGTTGGTCAGATTTTACCGGGTGCTGCGGAAAGTGTAATGCTTCCCAAGGAAACCGCATCGCAAAAAGCAATGGATGAAGAAAGACAAACTATTGCAGAAATTTATGCTGGTGTACAACCCAACATAAAACCAAACGATGCCCATGAAATGAAATTACAAATTTTCCAGCAATGGTTGTCCCAACCAGATATTATGCAAAAAACACAACAAGATCCGGCATTACAGGAAAGAATTTCTAATTATTTAAGTCAGCGTCAAATGCAAATTCAACAACAAGCAAACGCTGAAATTGGCAGACTTGGAGCTATGCCCTCTCAATTTGGACAAACAGGGGCAGCAGCATGAGAAAAGATTTTAGAATAGGTCAAACTGTATATAAACCAAATACCAGAAGGGAAATCGATTATGCCAGGACATAAGAAAAAATCCAAGTACATGAGTAAAGGTGGAATGCGTAGAAAACGCAAATAATGCCATATTTATTGGCAAACATACCTCAGTTTAAATGCTGGGTAAAAAAGGAATTCACACACAATCATATGAAGTACGAAGGCGAATATTTACATGGTTTAGCTATTGCAGTTTGTGCAATACCAGATCGTTGTTTGTCTTTCCAAATTGTATTTACAGGGTGTGACGAGGAAGATCCAAATCCTCATGGTGGTGCAATGTGGGCAAGGATGCCAATTACTGCATTAATTGCAGATATTCCCTACGAGGAATGGCCACAAAAGTGTCCTACCCATATTGCCCAACCTTGGGATTGTCCATCAAGGGACATGGCAGTAACCAAACTTGATCGTGTAAGTTCAAGTCCTTGGATTGCCAAACTAGATGGTAAGTTTTACAAAGCCATTTATTATTTCACTGTTGATTTCACAGGCAATTCAATTGCAGATGATCCGGCACAACACAAGCAAAGCCATGTGCTTGAGCTAACCGAAGGGCCATGGAAAGGACAAATCATTGCACTTCCAAACAATCGTGTGCGAGTAACCAACCCAGCCCTTTGGCTTGTTGGAGAAGGAGCGCCAGACTTTGTACCTAGTCAATATTTACACTCTGCTGAAAAGCATGACAGTTATACCGATTGGAAAACTACTTTTGATAATTTGTATGCAGATGAGGATGAGAAATGATTACTTATCGTAATGAAAAATTTAGCGGATACAATAAACCAAAAAGGACTCCCGGTAAGTCCAAAAAATTTGCAGTCCTTGCCAAAGAAGGAGATAAAGTACGGCTCGTTCGATATGGAGATCCGCAAATGTCGATTAAAAAAAACATTCCTGCAAGGCGTAAATCCTTCCGTGCAAGACATAAATGCGATGAGAAAAAGTCTAAACTAACCGCAGGATATTGGAGTTGTAAAAAATGGTGAAAAAACTATCGAGTAGACAAAAGAAAATAGCAAAGGCATCAAAACCTCGCAATAAAATCACAGGGTCTGACTTTGTGGCTCTCAAAAAACGGAGAAAGAAAAAGTGAGCAAGAATGTTCCAACCAACAAGGCACTTTATGCCCGTGTCAAAGCGGAAGCAAAAAGAAAGTATAAGGTTTGGCCAAGTGCTTACGCTAGTGGTTACTTAACAAAAGAGTACAAGAAACGTGGCGGTAAATACAAGACAGTCAAAGGCAAGAAGTAATGGCAAAAAAAAGCGGAGGGTTGACCAAATGGTTCGGTCGAAACAAAGGCACGGGATGGGTGGACTGCAAGACGGGCAAACCTTGTGGCAGGAAGTCTGCGCGCCGTTCCAAGCGAGCTTATCCTGCCTGCCGACCAACCAAAGCACAGTGCAAGAAAAGTGCGGTAAAGAAAAAAACTGGCCCAAAGCGAGTAAGTTGGAAAGGTAAACGAAAATGAAATGGGCAGTTATTGCCTTGTTATTTATTGGATGTGTACAAAGTAAAAAAGAAAAAATTAACAATGATAAAATTAAAAAACTTTTGGATGAAGATAGAATCAACAAAGAACTTGAATTGACATATTTAAAAGAAATTATGATTGCTCAAGAAAATAACGATACTCAAGCATACAGATTTTATTTAAATGAATATATAAGTGTTCCACGATTGGATATTCCTGAAGATTTAAAAAAAACAAAAGATTATTTTATAGGTGGCAAAAGTATTAAATATTAATGAGTCCACGCAAAAGAAAAACCTACCATGAGATTGATGCTGAAGAAGCACTCAATGCACTTTCAGTTATTAAGAACGATCCAAACTTTCAGAAATATATTCAAATGCGTGAAGCCATGCGTGAAGAAGTAATAAGACAATTGCAAACCGCAGCCATAGTAGAATCAAACAATAGACATTTTATGATGACAGGTAAGCTTGAAGCCATTGACGAAGAGTTAGATAACTTTTATAAACTTTAGTTTATTCGTAACTGATGCTAACCCTCGTGACCTTATTGGGGTTGGGTCACGGGGGTTTTTTATTGCCTTTTGTAGTACAATAGACTACATTTTGCTACACTAGGCTATTACTGCCTTGCTCTCATGGAAACAATACAAGATGAAGTTGTCTCAGAATCTTCCGAAAATTCTGCTGCTAAAAATTTAACGTCAGGTGAAGGTAACCTCACAATGGCAGAACTTGCATCAAACTTGATGCAGAAACGCCAAAGCGAGGAAACTGAAACCACCGAAGAGGAATCCGAATCTGTTGCACAAATATCTACGGAAGAAGAGGAATTGGAGGATCAGTCTGCTGAAGAGTCGGATGAATCAGATGAGGAATCAAATGAGCCGCCCGTACAACCTTCAGATGTTCTTTCAAAGTTTAATATAGACTTGGATTCATTATCCGAGGAGGAGTCGATAGCATTAGCTAAACAGTTAAATGCTTCTGCAATCGAGCGGTTTGGAAAGCTAACCGCACAGAAAACTGCATTGTTAGCCGAAAACCAAGAACTCCAGCAACAAGTTGAGCAAGCACCCGTGCCTGCTGAACAACCTGCATTCCTAAAGGATAATGCCTTGCACAATGTCAGTGATATCAACGCACTTACCAAAGAAGTAGAAAACCTTAATACGCTCATCGAATGGGCAGATGAAGGGCTAGAAAACGAGGTTGAGTACGATGACGCTGGCAATGAATATGTGGTTAAGGATGCCGACAAGACTTACACCAAAGCGGATCTCAGGAGAATCAAAGCGAATGCAAAAAGGATACTTCGCAAAGATGCTCCCGCAAGAGAAGCCTGGATTAAAGAACGTCAAGCATCAGATGAACAAGCCATTCAAACTTTCGACTTCTTAAGTGATGGAGAGAGTGAAGATTACAAAATGTTCATGCAGGTAAAGCAAAGCGCGCTTTATAAACCATTAGTTGACCACTTACCCAATAGCAATTTTGCACTTGGGTTAATGGTTGAAGGACTAAAGGCAGTTAAAGCCAAACAAGCAAATGCAAGTCAACCCAAGAAATTGAAGAAACCAAAAGCCCCGGTCGCTAGTACCGAGGCTGGAGCAAGTAAACCAAGATCTGAAGGAAGTAAACATAAGAAGCTTGTACAGGCTGCTCATGCAAAATTTGAGAAGTCAGGCACGATGGCAGACTACCAACAGTATATAAAACTTAAACGAGCAATCGTTAAATAATTTAAAAACAATTAGGAGGATATAAAAAATGGCTAAAGCAGCTTCGTATAATACTGCCGGGAATAGGGAACAAATTCTCGACACAATAACAATTTTAGAACCAGAGGCCACACCTTTGGTATCTATGGCAAAAAAAGGTAAAGCAACTGCAACTTTCTTCGAGTGGCAGGCCGACAAACTTGGTACAATTGATTTTTCTGGAGTCAATGAAGGTGAAGATGTTACAAGTTTTAAAAATCAAACTGAAGATCGTGCTAGATTAGGAAATTATGTGCAAGTGTTCAGAGATAGCTACATGGTTTCAAACATTCAAGAACTCGTAGACACTGCTGGTGTTGCCAATGAAATGGCCTTGGCAGAGTCAAAAGCCATAAGAGGTATAAAACGCTCAGTGGAAGCTGCATTCTGCTCTTCACAGGATCGTCAAGCAGACTCTGGAGCAGGCGCACCTTACAAAACTAGAGGAATGCTTAAATGGCTTGGAGTGGGTGGACAACCATCTGATGTACCAGCAGCCTATCAAAATGTTGCAAATGACACTACTGCTACTCAGACCGAAACAACCTTCAATAATGTTCTTCAAGAACTTTACGAAGCTAACGGAATGCCTGGTGGACAGTTAACCTTACTTGCTGGCCCAAGCCTCAAGAGAGAAATTTCTGACTTCTCTAGAGTGTCTTCTTCAACTCGTAATACATATCAAGTTAACCAAGATGCTGAGAGCAAGAAAATAACCTTATCAGTCAATTTATATGACGGGGATTTTGGACAAGTTTCGATAATCAGTTCCTTGTTTGTAAATCGCACGAGTGGGTCGGATACTGTGGACGCAGATGCAGGACTCTTGATTGATCCTGAGTATGTATCTATGGAGTCATTGCAAGCTGAGTCTGTAACTGAATTAGAGAATCAAGGTGGCGGTCAACGTGGTTTTGTTTCCTTAATTGCTGGACTTTGCTGCAACAGTCCAAAAGCACATGGTTTCTTTAACTAATAACACATAATATAAGGAGATTTCAAAATGGGAAACGAATTATCAAATAATGAAGCAGGGCGTGGTTTTACACACATTTACACTGCAACCTTTGAAGACTTACAGACTATCGGCAATGGTGGTCAATTGACTATTGCAACTATACCAGCAGGTGGTGCAGTTGAGATGGTAGGAGTTTTTGAAGCTGAAGCCTTTGCAGGTACAACTTCTCTAGTCATTGATGTAGGAACATCAACAGGTGACCCAGATGAGTTCATTGATGCTCTTGATGTAGACGCAATGTCTGCCCCTGTCTATAACACAGGTGACGCTTTCACGGGCAATCAATCACAACCTGTGGGTGGAACAAACACTGCTGCATCTGTTATTCTTGAAGTAACAGACGCAGCAATTGCATCCGCAACCGCAGGTAAAATTGTCATTGGATTACGCATCGTTGATCTTGGTCAATTTGCTTAGTATGAATTAGGATTTGGGGAGTGATCTACAATGTGGGTCACTCCCTTTTCCACATCAATTTATCATGGGAGAAATATTCATACCAAAGTGGGGTAAAGCACAGGGCAATGGTTCACAATTTATGAAGAACCTGGAGAAGCACTTGCGTTACGAAGTAGATCTTGAAATGTACGAAGCAAAGAAACGTGAGATTGAGGTAGGTAGAGAAAACCAACATGGTGGACAAGTTGAAGGACTTGGACAATTAAAAGGCACAATACCAGCACGTGAATATTTTCGCTGGGACGCATACAAAAAAGGCTGCTGGGGGGATAAGGCATTCGTAAATGAGTTCCTACGTGACAATCCTAGTTTTAAAGCCAAATCATTTTCAAAAAAGACTTTCGTACAGGGAAGTTTTAACAAACCAAGTTTTGCATGAGAAAGATAGCAGTAAGTACAATGGTGACCAATTTGGTAAGTATGGTTGGCGTGGACTCATTCCTTACTGCTGAATCAACTGCTGCGGTCAGAAGTTTTAACCGATTTGGCAAGTTGGCATGGGATCGCACTGCATGGCCATTCAATTCAGTCATCTCGCAAATCATTCCTGACCTTCGAGTCAGAAGCGTACAAGTGGGTGATGGTGGATCAAGTTATACATCTGCGCCTACTGTTGCCTTTAGTGGTGGTGGTGGTTCAAGTGCAGCAGCCACGGCAACTATAAATGCAGATGGAGAAGTTAATGGAATTGCAGTCACCAATAATGGCACGGGGTATACAGGAATACCCACAGTGAGTCTTAGTAGTGGTGGAGGAAGTGGAGCAACCGCAACTGCAAGTATGCTTAGTTACATTGATTTTGGCACAACTATAAGTGAGATATTTCGGGTCACAGATAATGACCCGTACGGATCTCTACATTCCAACGAATTAGCATTTAAAAATATATCAGATGCAAGTGGAAGTTCGGAATATGGAGAGGCTATCCTTCCTGACCGAGCAAGTAATGCACCTGTCTGGGTATATTTTAGGTCAGGGTTTCCAGGTTATGCAAGCGACTCAAGTGTATTTCCATATGTATTCAGCGAGTATTCAGTTGTGGGAGCTTATGGAGATTGGTTACAGGCAGATGGCCAAACTGATAAGGCGCAAGTAATCTATCAACAAGCGGAATCAATTTTACAGAGTGAGTTGGATAAACTCGAAAGACAAGAAGGTCAACAAGTACAACCGATACAATTTATAACATATGGAACAACTGCCGTTTCATCGGCATAAAAGGAAAAACATATTATGGGATCAGCAAGTGAATACAGAGGTTTAGGATTAAATGGGGGTGAGTATGTGAATGATACTGCTGCTCACACAAACACGAGAGGATGGTTTGCAATACTCGCTACAGAGGACACAGTCATTGCAAGCATAACAAGCAATATTGACAACTTGTCGGACATCTGCACAGGTCAGGATGCGACTGTTCTATCTGCAAATACTGCCATATATGGAAACATAACGGCTATAACGTTAACAAGTGGTGCAGTCATTGCATACAACAAATAAATGTGTGCTTTAGGTCTAGATTTAAATGTGGGAGTACCTGCAAGTTTTACAAGTAGTGGAGTACCCATACCCAACTTAGTATTACTTACAGAAGCTGGTGCATTTTTACAGACTGAAGATGGTAAATATTTAGAATTTGAATTTTAACAAAATAAAAAATGGCCAATAAAAAAATTACTGCATTGACCGAGCTTTCTGCCGGGGATAGAGCAACCACCGATGTCTTGCCTATTGTGGATATTAGTGGAACTGCAACCACAAAAAAAATTACAGTTGCTAACTTAGTATCTGCAACTTCGGCAGGTGCATTATCAAGCTATGATTTTAGTGGCAATGCTATCCTTGGATTTGATGCCACGCTTAACACTCAAACAGACAGTTACACTTTACAGTCGAGTGATGCTGGTAAGGTAGTAGTATTAAACAAAGGATCTGCGGTCAACTTGACAGTGCCAGCAGGACTAGGGGCAGGTTTCACTTGTTCAGTAATTCAAAAAGGTGCTGGACAAGTAACCTTCGTTGCTAGTTCCACAACAATTCTTAATCGTCAATCGCACACTAAAATCGCAGGTGAGCATGGAGTAGCCACATTAATTTCAACTGCTGCTAACGAATTTATATTAGCAGGTGATACTGCCTCGTAGAGATGCCTTTGGTACTACCTAGTTTTGCAGGGACTTCCCAACCTTCCGCTGCTGGATATTCAAACAATTTCAGCGTAGAACTTGACGGAACAAATGAATATATTGACTATGGAAGTCCTGGCATATTTAATTTTGGAACTAGTAATTTAACTTTATCGACTTGGTTTAAGCCTACTGCTTATGCAGGTTCTTTTGTCATGTTATTAAGTTCTCACACCACAGGAGCGGAATGGGGACTATTTATTGACAGTAGTAATAACTATAAATTTTATGCAGGTGGTGGATTTTATACAGGATCGGGCATAAATTTAAATGCTTGGAATCATGGAATGGTTGTCCGAGATTCTACTAACATTAACATATATTTAAATGGTGTTAAAAAATCGGTAGGATCAATTGGATCAGGCACAAGCATCACAATGGGTGGCTCAGGAGTAGGCACAGGTTCAAAACCTGGTCTCGCTAATGACAGGTACGAAGGATTTGTGGATGAATTTGCAGTATGGCAAAGTGCAATTTCCGATGGTGGCGTGAGTGCAGGCGCAACCGCTCAAGGTGACATAGCCACAATTTACAACAGTGGTATTCCCCACGATCTTGACACTTTAAGTACCAAACCGAATGCTTGGTGGCGAATGGGGGAATCAGACTCAGGAACGGGTTCAACTGTAACGGATGTCGGGCAAGGAGTGGGTGGAACTAAACAAAACGCAACTTTAAACAATGGTGCAGCTTTTACAACTGATGTTCCAAGCTAATTTGAATAATTATTATGAGTAAAAAATATGTAATTATTAATACTTCAGAAGTTTCATCCGTAGACTTTTCAGAAGTATTGGAAACATCCGAATTTACTTTGAACTTTTCTAATGATGGCACTGAAACTTTCGTCAAGTTTGACACAGATACAACACCATCATTTTTGGAAGGTAAAACACAATATAATCATTCACAAATGATAGAAATATTAGCGACAGAAAATTGGAAAAGCTCAAACATACCACCAGAATGATTTACACTGCTATAATTCTTTTAGTTATTTGTTTTACCGGGTGTAGTTTACGTTCAACCTATCCTACTCTTGGTGCAATTGCAGGTGGTGGTGCAGGTAGTTTAGGTGGCCCAGGTGCAGCAGCACTAGGTGCAGGTGCAGGTGCAATTGCAGGTGAAGCATGGAAAAACAAAGATGCTCTCATTGAGGCAGAAGAAAAAATCGAAGCATTAAGTCATGGTGATGTGACTGCCCTTATTTCGAGCAGTATGAGTGAGCATCAAACAGGCTTTGAAAGTTTTACATCGTACATAAAAAAGATTCTAATTGGAGCAGCAGTATTGCTTGGTGGTTATCTTGGCATACCTATTTTCATAGCTAAACGAACTGCTCAAAACTGTTCAAAAAGCGAAGCAGAAAAACACTTAACTCGCGCACCATTCCCTGTCAAACCACCTTCACAAAATGAGAAACTTTGAATTACTTAGAGACAAGTTCATGGAACTTTCAACCAAAGCTAAAATGCTGACCATATTTGCAGGACTTGTTGTTGGTATAATCATATTAGATTGGCTATTCTAATGTTTGACAGAACTGCAATATTGGGCATGAGCGGTACGGCTGCCACTTTTGGTCTATCTCATCTAGACAGTTTGTTTGGATGTATAGCAGGTATTATAACTATCGTGTACATGGCAAGAAAGCTATACCAGGACACAAAGAAAAAGTGAGTTATGGCACGCTATCGAACGACAGGCAGACTCGATGATCAAATCCTTCAAGACGGGGATCGTGGCTTTCGTGGTATAGATAGTTACCGAGAATCAACAACCTTGGAAGGTGGCTTTGTACAGACAAGCGAGAACATGCGCTTGGTTGGTGACCTTGCAGAAGTACGCAAGGGTATAGATTTTTTAGCAGGTAGTGTAACACTCACTTACAATGGATCGGATGAGCGTGTGTTTGCCAGCACTTTATTCAGTGACCCGGCAACAGGCACAGAGTTTGTGGTGGTAGCAACCAAGACAAAAGCAATCATATGGAATGATGCAAACAACTCTGGTATCGACATTGATTATCCTGGAGGTGAAGTAGTTGCAGATGCAGATGGGGCAAGTTTTGTGCAGTCACTAGAAAAGTTAATTTTATTTCGTGGTAAAAATAAAACACCACTTGAATGGGATGGTGATTTTAGCTCACCAACTGACTTTGTAGTCAAAGCAAATGGAAGTCCAGGAGCAGGACGCATACAATGTCCTAACACAGACTTTGGTATATTCTTTAGGAATCGCTTAATTATCCCACAACCAACAGATAGTAACTATACAGTCTTAATGTCCGATCTATTAGACACGGATAATTACAACACCTCAGAATCACAATTCAGAATCAATCGAGGAAGTGCAGATAAACTTGTAGGATTTTTTCCCTACCAAGAAGATCAGTTAATCGTGTTTATGCGTAATAGTATTCACATGATTAACAACATAGCGACTACATCCGCTGCTAATACCTACGAAATTACCCGTCAGCATGGATGTGTGGCACGCAAATCAATCGCACAGTCTGGCCCACAAACATTCTTTCTGTCAGACAATGGGGTCATTGTCTTGTCACCAGGCACAGACCCAGCCAAGGGACTTGGAGTAGCTATAAGTAAAGTAAGTGGTGAAACCATACCCATGACCAGACCCATACAGGATCAATTTAATGAGGTCAATTTTGCAGCAGCAGATAAATCATGCGGAATTGTGTATGATAATAAATACTATCTTGCAGTCCCAACAGGTAGTTCAACAGTACCC